TCCACCAGCACTATAGTTAAGGATAGTTGTTATACCAGCACTATTAGTATACTTAAATGTCTTACCTACTCCAGTATTAAATTCACCTTGCACATTATCAAGAACCCATTCATTAGTTCCAGTAAGTGTGGTAATAGAGAATTCCATTCCACTTCCAAGAGAGTTAATTCCAACAGAAGATACTCCAACTACATCACCTAATACATATCCAGTACCACCACTTGCCATAGTTGCTGCAACTGCTACTCCATTAGTTACTGTTATATTAACAGTACCATTTTTACCTGTACCAGTAATTGCATTAAGAGATACATTTGAATATACTTGACTTCCACTAGAAGGAGTATATCCAAAACCAGCATTAGTAATAGTTAAATTACCAGTTGCTGTTCCACCAGATCCTACATAATTTCCACTAGCATTACTACCCATTTGAGTAACAGTATTACCTAATTTTATTCCAGTATCAGATATTACAGTATTAAATCCTACTCTTATCTTATTAGAAGAAATTTGTGCAGAATTCTTACGCAATTTAAATATATCATCAGAGTAAGTTAATAGTGATGGGTTATGGAAATTAATATTTCCAGATAGTTTATTAAACTGTGCTCTCCAAAGATTAAATTTTAAATCTTCATACTGACTTGGATTCCATGTTTCTCCATTTTGAGACTTAAACAAAGAACCAAGAGTTGGTTGAGAAGCTACTAGAATTTGTTCCTCTTGAGGACTATTAACTGTTTGTATATCAATTTCTCCCATTCTAGATATCCAAGCCATATACTTTGGACTTAATGACATTAAAACTAAAGCATATGTTTCACCTGGTGGTAAGTAGACTGGAGAAGAGAATACTACACTTGTAGGAATGCTTCCATCATCTGAAACATTAACATATCCAGGTTGAAGACTTACTTCACCAAAAGGAATTACTTCATCAGTAGGAAGTCCAAGTTTAACTGTTCTTAACTGAACAATTAAAGGTAATGTATCATCTTTTGCTTGAAGATATACATCTGCTTGAGTGATGTATACTCCATGAGTATTCTCTACAAAGAATGATTGTGCTAGAGGGTCTGTTTTACTTTCGCAAATAGGATAAGCATCATCACCAAATAAATCATATGTATTAGTATATGTTTCTGCTTCCTTAGCTTCACCTTCCTTAGATCCGCCAAATTGTTTTTCTAGATATGCTTCAGCACCCATCGCTTGAGCTTCTGCGCTATTTGCTATGTCATTAACCCAATAATCATATCCAGGACCATCAGCTATTCTTCCTAGATGTTTAATATATGCTGCTTCAACTACATCAATGTCAGTTTCATTTTGATAGTCTACAACAACTCTTTGATTACCAGTAGTATCTGTTCCAGTACCTCCTCCTAGATTAGAATGAATACCATTTTGTTCTTCAACCCAACCAATATCTCTAAACTCATCCATAGTAGCTACTATGAGATTCTCATCTTCAATTGTTTGAGCATTAATTACAGTTTCTGTACCATAAACATTACCAACAACATTTCCTCCAATTTCTATTGCGCCTGTTGCCTTATTAGTTTCATATAACCCAGTTGATGTTGTAGTAGTACCATCATCGTTTGTTCTAGTTACAACTGGTATATCATCATGCCATTGTTTTGGAAATCCAATAATCTCATTTTCTCTACCTATAACAGTAGTGCTAGTGGTAGTATAAGTTTCACCTCCACTAGTTTGAGTTTCTGTTTGTAATTGAGTATGTGTATTGATATTTCTTACAGTAATAATAGTGGATTGAAGAGTTTCAATCTGACCTGTAGCATCAAATGTACCTGAAACATCAGTTGATACTGATCCAGGAATTTGACTATTATTATTACTGCTAGTAAGTCTAAAGACCTTCTTACCACATTCAAATTTGGGTGTTGTTATATCATTAGGATTAGGAATAAAGAATGATCCTCTTAAATATCCAATATTATCTGTTTTTAATGCTAAATCCTCAACCCTTGCTTGAGCACCAGATGTTTGTCCCATCAACTGCATGTCATTTTCTACATATCCCCAATAAGTATCTTCAGACTTATCAGATAAACTTAAAGTATCAATATTAAGTAATGTAGTAGTAGTAGAATATCTAGCAGGTACAGTAGGGACTGCTTGAGGTTTTGGTGGAGGCATAACCCCAGTCACTCCAGGTCCAACATTAATCATCGGCCTTCTACCTGTTACCTCCATAACATCAGGACCACCTAGAGTTCTTACAGATATTACACCTGGAGAACCTATAATAGGTCTAGGTCCTGTGCCTCTACCTCCATCGTTGTAGATGATTTCACCAGGTATAATACGTGGTTCTTGAGTAATTTCATCAACTATTGTAGTATTATCTCTAGCTAATTCTCCATTTAAAGTTAAAGTAGTTGCATTATAATAAGGATTATCTGTATATACTACTGCTGGATTATCATAATCTCCAAGTTTATGATTAGCTTGTGCCACTCTGAATCTAATCAATTCCTTTCCATCAGGAGCAGTTCCAATAACAGTTTCACCAACTTGGAAAGTTCCACTATTCATTGATACTTGAAGAAGTTTAGGAATTATAAACTTATTAATATTTTCTCCATCAAAGAAAGCATAAATGTTAGTAAGTGGTTTTAAGCTAGTAGCAGAAAAATCAATATTTCTAGATCTCATGAAAGGAGCTAGATCTGTATTAATCACCTTTGGACCTTCATTGATAGTGCTGAAGGTTTCTCTTTCTATACTTCTTGATCCAACTCTTTCTTGAGTTGTAGATGGAGATGTAAACGTTTTAGTTGTAGTTCTAGTTGTGCTTCTTGATCTTGTATCATTAGTAGTACTCCAACCACTAGTGCTATCACTACTACTTGAACTAACTTCTCCGCCACCACCAGTCCATGTAGTCTCCCAAGCACCCCATATCACTGGACTATATCCAGTATCAGGGTCAAATCCACCAGCTTCTACTTGCTCTTCACTTTCTGAATAAGTAGTAAGATCTTCCCTCTTAGCTTCTATAGTAACTTGATCCATCCATATATCTGAAGATGGAGTTAACTCCATTACTCCTCCATAATAATTAACAAGGAAAGGAGTTACACTCTCTACTCTTGTTGCAAATGGTTGATGAATAAAAGGTACTGTATTGTAATCTAATGATAATATCCTACCAGTTTGTCTAATTCCATTAGCACTATTCTTATCTAATACAAGATCCAATTGAGTAGTATATGGAGTAGGTCTTAACTCTCCATTCTTATAATCAATAGAATTTTTTACTATAGTCTTCTTAAGTTGATTTTCTGTATCTGAGAAATCATCTACAAAGAATCCTGATTTAAATCTATTCAATCCATCAGCATCAGTAATCTGCATATTGATTGTATCTCTTTCTAATAATGAAAGTGATGTGTAAAATTCTAACCCTTCAATTCTTTGCTCAAGTCTGTTGATATCTCTCATCTGATATCTCTTATACTCAGCTAAAGTAATATTAACGTTGTTTATGTTATACAAATAAGCTGGTAAAGAAATAGATGCTACTTCTAGTGCTCCATCTATAGCATTTGGAAATTCTGGAACTTCTGCAGGTATTCCATTTACTAATTGAAACTCTCCCTTTTCATTTAAATAAATTTTATCTAATCTTGGAAGATAGAATGAATAATCTAATAAACTAGATTCATCAGATGCTAATATATTCTTAGCTGAGTTTCCAGCAGCAGTAAAACTTCTTCCTAAAAATTCAAAAGGAGAATATGAAGTACCTGAGAATTCTGATACTCTAGGTCTTATATCAATAATATCACTAACCCTACAATTATTAATTATAGGTAATTTTCCATAATCAAAATTATCATAAGAACTAGCAGTAGTAATATCTCCAGTATCAGATCCACTAAAGTATGCAGATTCAAATACTACTAATAATTTTCTAGATGGAGCAGTAAATCCAGATTTTCTTATAATTCTAGAATAATCATAAATTGTACCCCTTTGCCCATCATCATAAGTATATTGATCAGTAACATCATCAGATCCTGAAACTAAGGTAACAGTACTAGCAGTAATACCAGATTCTTCAAATGTTATTAGTTCATTTTGTTGTAAAGTATAATCATTTACAGGAATATAATTTATACTACTATCATCATACTTACTTACATAAATTCCTTTAAATCCACTAGTTGCTCCTTGGAAAAAATCTCCAATAAGCAAATCACCAGTCTTACCAGTAGAACTATTGATAGAAGTTAAATTTACTCTAGGTAGCACTGGGTCGCTAGCATCATATGATTCAAACACACCATAAACTAAAGTAGCATCTGGAATATTTAATGAAATTTCTTCATCTTGAACTCTAGTACCATAAACAGCAGAATAAGTTAATCCATCATTTAAAGTTGTGGCTCCAGTTCCAGAAGATGCATCAGTAGAATTTACAATAGAAACTTGAGTTATTTTTTGCTTCTGCTTGACCTTCTCTTTTACTTTAATTTTCCTTAAAGTAGCTATTAACTTAGCTGAACTATTTGCACCCAACCCATTAATAGTTACTTCTGTAGAACCTGAATTAAACTCAAACTTATCTGTAGATAATGTTTCAGTGGTTCCATCTGTTCTTATAAGAACATATCTTTCTTCATCGTAAGGTAGGAATGTCTCATTTACATCTCCACTAGAAACTGCTCCCGTAGAGTTATTTGTTATAGAAACATCAAATTGTTTTCTGATTACAAGATTTGAATCAGTTAAATTTACATTAGAAACATTTCTCTTAGGTAAATGAGTGTATAAAGTATTATCTGTAGAAGCTTGGAATTGAGAAGTTAATATTTTGAAATTTGACGGATTAATTGCTGTACTTGGAAGTCCACCTTCACATATACCAGTAACAGTGGTAACTCCTGATATAGTTAAAGATTTATCACTTATACTTTCAATCCTAGCATAGGAAGTAGTATTTAATCCAGAATTAGTATATTCTACTATATTTCCAACTGTTGCAATACCAATAAAGAATTTATTTGGATCTGTAAAAGTAACTGTACTAATACCAGCAGAAGCTCCAGAAGTAGGAGGATCAGTTATTTTAACTTGTCCTATATTGGATAAAAATGATTGTTTTACGTCTGCATTAAAAGTGCTTGCAGTACTTACAGTGCCATGAATAGATTTAATATCACTAGTACTATATGCAGTGGTAGCTACTGAAATATGTCCAGATGGATCTCCATTAAAAATAAATGCCTCTCCAGCAATAAATTTTCCTTTAGTATTATAAACAGTAAGATCTGTAGAACTGCTTAAGTTATTTCTTAAATATCCAGTAGCACCACTAGACTTTCCTTTAACATGAGTAGGGACAGTTAAAGTTGTAGGAGTATTTAAAGCAATAGTTGTATATGGTTGAATATCATATAAAGCTATATCCCATTCATTTAAATCTTTATTATTAGCATCATAGGAACCAGATTCTAAAGCAAAATCATAAACACGTGCCAATCCTATTTCCTTACCAGAAGCAGTGGTTGCTGCAGCACCAACTCTTTCATCCCTTAAACTTACAGTATAGTCTGTACCAATTCCTATGGATGGACATCCAGAAACTCTATTTAAAGTAAATGTAGGACCAGTAACATAATTGATACTTTGTCTCTCTAAAAGTTTCGTAGTTCTTGGTTTTTTAAAATCTAAAAATGCAGGAACTATAGTTTCTACTTCATACCCTCTAATATATGCTTTACCTGGAGATAACTTATAGGTTCCTAAATCTTCATTTGGAATATTATTATTATAAGTTAATTGATCTGGAGTAAAGACTCCATTATTTCCCTCAAAATTATTTAAAGTTTCTTTTGGGGTAAGAGTAAAAGGTTTAACATAATAATTACCAGACTCATCAAATGTTCTTCTAGCAAATTCATTACTCAAATCATTATATTGTGGTTTCTCAACTACAGAAGCAACTTGACCATTTCTAATGGTCATTAATTCTATAAAATTAGGTACTTTATCTTCTGCTATTGATGCTTTTTCTAATCTTAATTCTATACGTAATCTATCAGCACCAGGAGCAGTATAATTACTATATCCAGCTGCATTATCATTTAATGATGAATTAATATCTGAATTTATAATATCCTCATAAACCTTCAATCCAATTCTACAGCTATCATTAGTTGCATAAGGATTTATTATAAGAGTTTGTTTTTTAACATCTATGAAATATCCTCTAGCAAAATAAATTCCTGCAGATAAAACAGCTGCACACCCTCTATAATTACATCTACCATTGCCTAACTGAGCTACAGGTTCTCCTACTTGAAAAGTTATACCTTCTGAAGTTGTAAATGGGTCTCCATCTAATAATAGACTTTCTCCAGATGCAAATTTATCATTGTTATCTAATCCACTATTTTTAAAAGATATAAACAAAGTATAATTTTGATCTCCTGCAATATTTGGTATATAAGCTTGGATTTGTGCTTTTATTCCAGTTTGACTACCAATTACAGTTTTACCATTAAGTTCATCTAAATATGTTCCTACATCATATCCTTCATTATTTGATTGTATTAAAATACTATTATATCCATTATTAAACCTAACTCCACCTCCAGTTACTGAGCTACCTTCTTTAAAAGCATGACTACCAAACTTTTCAATCTGATCCTGAAGAATTGATTGAATTCCAGTTAGTTCACGTGCTTGAACTGGATATCCTGGTTTAAATAAAACCTTATAATACTTATCACTTTTATCAAAGTCATCAAAATAAGGAGCGACGTTTAAATTAGTTTCCTGAGGCATGATTCTTTAGAATTGCAAAATGACTTTGATATCTTCTCTTTGGTTAGCAGACCTAGTAATAGAAGGTCTATTATCCACATAGACTATGGTTCCAGAATATTTTTTAACTTCAGGATTAGCAACACCCTGAGTAAAATTCTGACCAAGGTAATATGTTCTATTATTTATTACAGTACTTATACCAGGATCTCCTATTCTTCCAAAACTAGTATCTATCCCTAAAGTCCCCTCATTACTAGCAATATTGAGATTTCCACCAGTATCTGGTTCAGATGTAAATCTATGTAATCCATATCCATAAGTAGGATCTGTTCTTAATGATCCATCACTATTAAATCCAACTAAACTCTTATCTTGCCAGTACTTAAGAACACCTGTTGTTTGATCATAAGAAACCACTCTACCAATAGCAGTAGACCCTACACCAACGGTTTGTGTTATATTACCATCTACATTAAATGTAGCAGTAGTATATCCAGCACCTGTTAATTTTAATGCATAAAGAGCACTAGCTTTAGTCAAACTTAAATTTGAAGTAGAATTATAAGCTTGTGGATTTTCTACAATACCAATTCTAGCAATTTGGTTTCCTGTAATAAAATCAGGGTTCTCTGCATCATTTTCAATTTTAGAGTAAATTAAAACATTACTAGCACCCAGTTCCCTATAGATATCTGCACCATGACCACCTTGAGGTGGGATAATAACATTAAATACTGGGTCAGTGGTTCCTGTAGGAACTCCTCCAGTTGATAAATCTACAGTACCATAAGTATATCCTGTACCACCTTTAGATATATCTACTGATTCAACTTTAGCATCATTATTAATAACAATAGTGCATTCTGCTCCAGACCCATCTCCACTAATAGGAACCTTAGTATAAGTTCTATTAGCAGTTCCTATTCCAGATCCTCTATTAGTAATAGTTACAATTTTTAATTGACCACTAGTTCCAGCATTATCTCTTACAGGAGCATTTGCTGTACTAGTATCCCAATCATCAGGAACAGGTATAAAATTAGTAGAATTAAATTTTATAATATCATTTGGTTTGATAGTATAAAGATATTTCCAAATATATCCATCTCCACTATCACCTGCTGCTTTTGGTTCAAGATCTGTAAAGGTGGGTTCATCTAGAGAAGGTCTACCACTAACATTTTCTGGATTTGTTCCATTTTGAAGGCAAATATAAACCTTATAATCTTCATTTACTACAAAATATTTTGATGCATATAAACTAGTGGCTCCTGATGGTTGTGCTACATTAGTTCTACTAATATCACTTCTATACATATCATATGTCACACCTGATGTCCAAGTATACCTATTAACCATTCTACTAATATCTGAAGATGTTATCTTCTTCAATGCAACCATAGTATCCCAATAATCATCTTCCTGCTCAAAACTATCTTTAGGAGCAGGGGGATTTGTATCCCAAGTAGAGGAATAATTGGTGGCATTAGGTAAACCAACAAAAGAATAATATGAGTTAACTGAAGAAGTTGCTGTTGAAACAAAATTCTTAGCGTTCAATATTCTAAGTTGATCAGTTATAATGGCAGACATTTTACAATTTTTTTAGTTATTTATGGCATTAAATGCTAAGCTATGTTTACAGTCTTTAGACTTCCACTCATC